GAACTTCAAGAAGAGAACCCGTTATAAAATTCTGTATGCCCTTCTTTGTCGATGCAAGTTTCACTCGGTCCGCTTTGGAACCCGTCGTATTCTGAAGTGAACCCTCTGTCAGAAACTTGAACAGAGGTCCTCTAGATCTCGTAATGCTAGTTCGTATCGGCGACATTACCTCTTCAGCTTGAAGCATTGTAGGAGCAGTCGTAATCTGATGAGTTGTAGAAAAGTCCATATTGAGAAAGAAATTCTGTATACAAGAAGCATACATGGACTTGGCAGCACCACGAGCAACGATTAAATACTGCTTGTTTATAAGCCGCTTTTTAATCATTCTCGTAACGTAATGTCCGCCATGTCCATCTTTTCCAGGCTTGAATACACTTCTTTCCACGTAATAGTACCAACCAAATATCTGCTCGGCCCAGAGTTTAAAACTGTCAAGTAGATGAAGGTCGGTGCCATCGGTAAGCGTTAATTCTTTTTCACAGTATTTGACAAAGCCCTCAACAGCCTTGTCGTCATAATAAATTCCGGGATTTGCTATAAGATCATCGATGCGTTGCATTTCCATATCGATCTCTTTGCATACGGGGATGTCGCCTCTCAATACGGCATCCCGAAATTTACCATAATAAATCGGCACTGCCGTATTTGAAAGTGACATGGTTTACCTTCTTTAATTATTTAGGATTTTGCTCACCGGTAATTTGCCAAGTGACTTTACGTATTTCTTAGCGGATCGCATCATATCTTTATTAATTAACGTAACGTTTTCTAGCTTTACAGCGTTCGTATTTAAAATTATTAACGCCGTATTTGATGTTCCACTTAATCTATCAGCATAATCGGGTATCGCGTCATATCCGAGTTTTTGCATTGCCTTTACATATTTACTAGTATATTGCGAATACTCGCCATTACCTATCATCTGACTTAAAGAATAAGACAATCTACTAGCCTTATCGCTTTCAGGATTTTTGATAGCATACATCAAATCGCTAACGGATATATCTCCGTTTTTCGAATCATAGCCATAAGAATAAATACTGTCTTTTAACATATCGAAAACGTCTTTATTTTCAGAAAGAAACTTGGCCGTCTGTTCATTTACCTGTTTCTCAGATGGAAGCCGAAGATCTTTACTTGTGCTGATTTTCTGAACGTGAGTCGCATATTGACCGGTTATTTTACCGATTAATGTTGGACCTAGATAAGATATATATCTAGCCGCATCTTCCTTGCCATAACTCACATATAACGTGCCAGTTTTATTCGGATCTAAATGATCCTGTCCAACTCGATTAAAAGAAAATCCGCGTTTAATAGTAGTAGAACCGTCTTTATTTCGAATAATTTTATTAGTCCCGCTGCTCAAGCTGGATTTCCAACCGGCTTTTTGCTCGGTTTTCGAATGATCTTCGTCATTTAGTGGATAAGGAGGACCATTTCTCTTACCCCATCGTTGACCCTTTATACCGTGATGGGCCAAATAAAGGTTATTCATTAGCATCACTTCTTTTTAGCATTTGGATTCGGGAAGGCATACTTAGCAAGTTCCGTCGGATTCCAATTCCCCGTAGCAAGTCCATACGCGCTATAGAGAGCAACTCCAGGAAGAGCAATTTCAAGAGCTTTCTTTCCTGCTTTAATCATAGTCTGCTTCGCTGGATCTCCAGAACTAGTAAGTCTATCATAAGTTAAATCCATTAATCGCTTTTCATTTTGAAGTCTTCCGATTTTAGCCAAAAGTTCCGCATCGCTCATCTTATGGACATTTGCCGCGTCCTTTATAAGGCCCTTCCTAGCTTCTCGCCGTTCTTTTCTTTCAGCTCTTATAGCGTCGTCCTGCTCTGGAGTACGACCCTGAATTTTACGTCTCAATCCGGTCAAACCAGATTCACCAGGACGAGTATATTTGTTTCCATATCTCTTTTTTCCGGCATCAGTACGAGTGCCGTCCTCGTTTTGAAATCTCCGAACTCCCCACTTCTGGCCTTTTATACCATAGTGGTATAATTCATCAGAAATCAGCAAAGATCCAATGTAATATGTAGACATTTTATTCTACACCTCACTCATTAGAGTATAAAAAAATAACCCTCTAAAAAGAGGGTTAATGTAAGCCGATACACTTAATCGTTTGGGAGCAATTCTATAACGCCATCAAGCATTCTAAGAATTACACCATTTTCAAGTTTCGCTCTATATAAACCATCTGGTTTGATCGACATATAATGAATTACCTGCTCTTTTGTTTCAGAATCGATTGCATCGATTTTGCAACCGCTGGTACGAAATGCCTCGACACAGTGAATCAAATAATCGCCAGCCTCAAAATCTTCCCCTACTACATACTCGCCGGGATTAAGAAAACAATTCATAAACCGATCGCGTTTATATAATTCATCTTGAACCTTGATTTGCAACTCAACGAGTTCATCAGTCGTCATAGATTCTAAATCAATTTCTTCGGCAGTCGCCGAAATAAGACAAAACAGTAGAGCCAAGATTGAAATAACAGCAACAAACTTTTTCATCTTCCAAACCTCCTATAAATCCTTTGCTTACAGTTTACACCATCTTAAGTCTACAGTCAACCATTACTTCTTGTCGTCCATCGCAACCATAAGGCGCCATTCGTATTCCTGGCAGGCTTCCTTCAAACTGGTGAGCATGAAAGAACTGGTCGGCGGATCAAAAGCCATTTTGACTTTCATATACACATACGTCTTAGCCATCTCGAGATCTTTTGAATCGCCGAGGAAATCTTGCCAAGTTGCATCTGCGTCTTTAACTATAAAACCCTCGGAAGGTCCAACGCCATGCTGCGTCAGAACGGAGAGAGCCATGTTAATATGAATCAAGATCTCATTGTCAAATACATCGTAATCCGAATCCGGACCCAGTAAGTCTTTGATGGAATTAAGAATGCTCTCTTCCATTTAGGTCACCTCCAAGGACAAGTATCATTTGGCTTGCGAACAATTGGTTCTGAAGGGGTAATAAGATTCGATTCTCCATAGTGAATCGCCTTGTGCGTATTCGGAGAGCAGCAAATAAGATTATCGGGATCAAGAAGAATCGGACTCGCGGTTTCTATGTCTTCAATAGTAATCGGAGTAATGTGATGGATCTCAATTCTATCAATAATATCTCGTCCTTCAATACCAAGATCGCAACCCTTGTCTCTAAGTATCACTTGCCTGCGAACTCGCTTCCATTCCGGAGATCTATAGAATGCCTGATTCAAATATCTCTCATAACCGAATGTAGAATCCCCAACCAAAGAAGAGAGTTTCAAATACTCATATCGTTCTTCAAAAGTGGAAAGTCTCGCGAGCTCGTTGTAAGTTCTAATAATCCTCTTCGTCATAATCATCGTCCTCAATCGCCTGAACACCAGCATACTCGCGCATTGCTTTAAGAGCCTCAGCATACATCTCACCATTGCGACGAGATGCCTCAATCGCCTCAGTCTTTGCGCGTAGCATTTCATTTTCCCGCTGCAGCTTCTCTTTCGCCAGACGTTCCTTTGTAGTTCCGAGCTTAATTATCTCCGAAACCAACTGGTTGCTGGCAGTTCCTTCGCGAAGTCTTTTAACAGCAAGATCAACAGCTAATGAAATAAGCTGATCCTCCTGATCCTCTGGTGTCATCGCAGGGGTGATTGACGGCTGAGAAAAATCTTCGCTATAAACTTTTTCTTGACGAGTCCTAGCCATCAACTTCACCTCCTATTTCGTACGACTTCTGGCTAGTATTAGCACAATTCTTGTAAGTTCTGTCTAACTTTCGAACTCCTTTAGACGAGATACCCGACACTTCTGAGCATGTATTGCAACCGGGTAAGGAATGAAGAACCCCGCCTGCAATCAAAAATATCGGATACCTCTTCCAAAGGAGTCCAAATCACACTGCTAATCATTTGGATTACACAAAATTCTCCGGAAAGATACCCACCAGAGCTAAAAAAGGTCTGGCAAAATATCCCTCCGGAGAAAAAATCAAGAGCCGCCCGATGCAGAGGGGGTGGTCTGATTGCGAGACCCCCTCCCCCTGGTTCAAGCTATATATTTACATCATATTATATTTTATTATTTGATTTCTTTTGATTCTGAATCTTCTTTCTTCTTTTCCGTTTCAGTTTGTCGAATCTTCTTATAATTTCCTGTAATGTTCAGCCTTACAATCTCATCAACAGCATCGTTAACTGCTTGTTCATAATCGGCTTCGCTCATTTCCTTTGAAGTCTTTGCAATTCTGGCCAAATAGGCACAAGTATTGTAACCTTTTTCGGTGTCAAAAGCATACCATTCATCGAATTGAGTGAAGTAATCGTAAGGATTGTCAAGCGTCGTAACAAAAGTCACAGCCACACAACTTCACTTCCTTCAAATGCATTACTAGTAGTCGACGTGAATTCCCATTTGTTTTAGCATGGGGGATCAAAAACGTTTCAAGAGCCGGTGGATTTAGCGTTTCTTTAATGCAATTAGAATTCGCTGACAGAAAAATATGCGAATTTCACAGATAAAGAACTCAACGTATATAGGCATCATTCGGTAACCCATACCTATTCGTTCCCATGCATTAGACTTAACCAATCTTCACGTTTAGATTTGTCTCTATCAAATTTTGTAAACGAAATACAGTAACGTTTACTCGAGCAGTTAATCCGAAATATGAGATAGGCGCATTAGAAACGACCTTCACAAAACCGACAGCATAAAGTCAATAAACATATCGAATCTCCGTTTATATATAGAATAAATGCGGCATTAGCCTTGAGGGTATGTTTCTATGTGTAAATCCGCCCGATTAAACGAAAATATAGATTTACAAAACTGTCTTAAGTGAAAAGTTTATATAATCTAAACGAGATCAATAACCGCGTAGTTTAATACGTTTTAATTCACAACTACGAATGTGGGGGGGGGTGTAAAAAATATGCACCCCATAACGGACCTCTATATTTCATTCAAATCTCTCAAATTCTCTTAGACTCTAAACGAATTCAAGAACATAGATTTCGCAGAGGGGATTTCTAACGATTTCTGGGGAGGGGGTATGAAAATATAGAATGAATAGCTCCGTATCCAATACAATCCTCACAAGGCAGCCTAAATATAGACTGGATGGGAGGGGTTGCAAAAATATAGAAGCACCCCTTCTCATCCAGAAAATATAGAATCGTATGAAGCACTGTACAAAGTATAGTCCAGATCATTAACAGAACGGAGAAGGTGTCCAAAATATAGAACCCGCCCCTCTATTCATCCAGAAAATATACTACTACGAACAATGCCAACCCTACAACCCCAAGTAAAATATAGAGCGTAATCATTCTCTCATCCTATTCCCTGGAAAATATAGAATCCATTAGAAGTTCTCAATCCCGATCGCGTTGATCAGCTTGCTCTCGGAAATATCGAGCATGTCACAAATATCGGCTCGAGAGTATCCCTTGTTCAACATCGTCTTGGCCCTTGCAAGCTTAGCTGCCGACAGACCTGTCTTGGTCCTGGGCATGGCCAGCTCGCGTACGCGCCCCTTATCGGCGTTCGCCAATATTTTCTGAAGCGTAGTCTTGGACACCGCATGATGCTCAATGGCCTCCCACTCTTTATCCGTCAGAGGATTCTTATCAGAACCGCCGATCTGCAGCTTCTTTGCGCCTACCTTCTTGCGGGCGTAGTCCAACTGCCGACCCTTTTCACGCTTGAAATGTTCTGCATCGTTCTTGAAGTCGGGATTATTCTGAAGAATATCGTCCATCGCCTTATTAGCGATCAACTGAGCCTGCCGTTCAAGCGGAGCATTTCTCAGAGCAATCGACAATTTATGATTCAGGCTGTCAACTTCCTTAGAATATGTTTTCTTTGCTTCCGGATCAGCCTTCCACTCGGGTTGGTTGCGAGCAACCTTCCTTGCCTCCCTGGCAAGTTCTTTCATGCTGTTCGCATAGTCCGCGTAAACGCGCTCCATCTGAGTCGTCGTTTCGTATTTTCCAGTTGAAACCAGATCGTAAGGAGACTTCAATGCGCCCTTTTCCACAGATATAGTAACGGGCACATCCCGGACTTTTCTTCGACCATCGGCGGCCATAGCTTTCTTGACTTCCAGAACCTGTTCGTCATCGCCGCTTCGCCACATGCGCTTTTCTTCTTTAGTCATAAGTGACTCAGGATAGTTTACGAGCCTTCTTGTACGATTCGTATTCTCGTAAACCATTTCGCCGTTCAAATATCGCTGCTTTTCTTCCGGTGTCATCTTGCTCGGAGCCTTTTCTTTACGCTCCGGAACATTTCTAACTTCGCTCGTCGATCTTGAAATCAACGTCGAAGTTCCGCCACCGTTCTGATACTTCTGTTTAAGCTCGGCAATGCCATTTTCTTCTTCAGAACGACGGTAATCGAGTTTATGCTTCTCGGCATCAATAACGACCATCGAATGCTTGATGGCACGTTCCAGCTCCTTGTCGTTCGCTCCCTGCAAAGTCATGTCGGTAATAAGATTGGAGACCTTGCCCATTTCAATACCCTTTTCTCGGGAGGTCATAATATGCATCCCTGGATATGCAGGATATGATTCTTTCGGATCGAAATCCTTCAAACCCTCAAACTGAGGTTTGTTCCGGATCTTTGCGTTGCTCGTAGGAAGCACCAAAACCGTATCGCCATCGAAATCCGCTCCGGAAAGTCGCTCAGCGGTCTTTGGATTAATACCGACCGCATCGATGACATGCCCGGGATCTCCGATCGTTCGCTTCGCGGTCTCATTTTTATTGTTGACCGTGCAGATCGGAATCTCGGAAATATTACCATGCGGGAAACGGACTAACGCCACCTGTTCACCATCGCGATATCCAGGCGCGTAGATCTCATTTTCCTTCACATTAGTAAGAGGTAATATAAATTTGTTCGCCTGCCTCGGAAGTGCGGCAGCCGCCATGTGAACCGCGTCAGATTCACAGCGACCCGCAAAATCTTCCATTAAAGAGGCCTTGACAACCGGGTTAGAATATGAATTGATCTCGTCGAAATCCGACTTCGAAATGTCATAGGCCATCTTCAGTTGCTGCTTGGCAAGACCAGGTGTCTGCTTGGAGAGGAACTGGCTCGGAAGCGTCCGATTCCAAGAGTCCACGTCGCCCTCTTCCTTGACGATATTGATCGCGGAAAGGTGTTCCTTGCCATCTTCACCAATATAATGCCGCTGGGCACGCAGAAGCTTTTCCTCGGGCTTGATGTTTGCGCCAAACGGATTCTCAAGATCTTCCTTAATGGGCTTCAAAACGTCCATTTTTGGCGTTCCCTCATGTTTATTCGTATTGAAACGAATATCAATACCATCCGGAAGATCATCAGCATACATGGCCATTCCCTTAAGATAATGAGTATCATCGACCATGATGCGAACCTGGGCGTAATGATTCCGTCCAAGGGATAAATCTTCGACGCCACGTCGAAGCTCAATGACGCCGTCCTTATCGGTTCCGCCCGTTTCCGCGTAATTTATCATGACACGCTTCGGATCAATCGACTTATACGGTTCAAAACTCCGCATCGTCTCTCCGCCGTCTTCAGAATATACATCCTTGACCATCTTGATCTTATCACGGTTCTGATAGACGTCTTTCCATTCCACGCCGGGCTTGGCAAGCACTTTGATCGTCGTCTTCTTGCCGGTTCCCAGCTGTTCTACATCCACATCGTGCAGAGTATATCCTTCCTGTTCAAGGGCATGCAGCGCATTGCCCAAAGAGGTAGAAGATATCCCGAGAAACTGCTCAGAGCCCTTGCCGACGTCAATATAATCCAGCTGATTCACGCGCTCCTTCAATATAGTCGCGTTCTTGGCAGTTGCGCCCATGCGCTCATTAACGCCTTCGTCCAAAAGCAAGCGAACCGAAGATTCGTTTCTGCCCATCCGTCTAGCTATCGCGGACGTGCTCATGCCCTTTTCTTTCAGCCGCTTGGCTTCGGAAGACAAATATGCGCGATTCTCGGCGTTGGCCAATGATACACGCTTTCGAAGCTCGCTGGTGTTCATTCCCATTGCAGCGGCAATCTGCTTTTCGGTGAAGAGCTTCTTGCCGTCGGCATCTTTCGCCTTTTTCATGGAATCCACCTTGCCAAGGAAAGATTCGTTTCGCTGATACGGATTGTCTCCAGAGCCCCAGGGATATCGCCCTGAATGCCTGGGAGTTCCATAATGCATCAGCCGGTCTTCCATTTCCTCGTCCACTTCTCCGACAAATATACCATGTTCATCGTACAGCATTTTGTCAAACCTCCTTAATTTTTTGCAGAACCCGATCTTTAGAGACAATCGCATTCATCACCTCCCGGATCTCATCAGGTTCGGGTTCGTAGAGAATATAATCGTCTAATTGGTATATACGCAACTCCATGTGGTTTTTTTCTGGCTTTAGGCCATATTCAAGAAAAAATAACGCAGCATAAATCTTCAGCTGGTCCATCTTTGCTGGAGTAACACCAGTCTTCAGATCGTTGATTCTAAGAAGATTGTCGTTTGAATAGTATTGAATAGCATCCGTCGTCCCAAAGCAGGTATCCGAATAATATAAAACCACTTCCGGATCCATCTGGAAGCCAATTGAATCGTTGACGTATCGCATCAACGTCGGAAACGAGTTGTGAATATCAATTGCAAATTCCGGAACGCCTCGACGCATCAAATCGAATTTCACGCCTCGGGCATCTCCTTTGCGAAGCTTCTCCCGAAACTTAATGCTGTCAGCAGCATAGGCGTGAAGCAGCGTACCGATCGTCGTCGCAAAGGAATTCCTGTAACTTTCTATCAATTCTTCATCGCTTTTGTTCAACCAAGTATACTTACTTGCTCCCAGAAACGCATGTGCGCCTTCCAGGTTCGAATGCCTGTTCCAATTCATTTAATACCTTCTCCTTGTTCTCTGGAAATATAAAGCTTGAATAGCTCATTTCATTTAACTTTTCAACATAGTGGTCCTGATTTGGCTGATGATGTTCGTTTTCGCCTTTCTTGCACTCCAGAACAGCCCACTTGTCTTTGTACAATACTGTCAAGTCTGGAAACCCCTGGATATAACTTGAATCGTTTTTTAATACTACGCAGCCCGGATATAGATTCTTCAAATCCTTTATCAGCTGCGCCTGGAATGCGCTTTCCTTCTTAGCCATTTCCTAATCCCCCAAATATAAAGCCAGATCGCAGCAATGCCGAGAGAAGCAATGACTGCCGGAAAAATATAATTCGTAATGATCAGATCCATCTTTGCGATTGCAACCATAATGATACTTTCGGTAGTCATTTCAATTCCTCCATTCCAGAAATATAAATCGGAGGATAGCAATTAGGAGAATCTCCCGCAAGCAGAAAGAATAGGGCTTACGAAGCTCATGCGCTTCAAATATAAACCCAAATCGAGGGTAAGAGTGCAATCCACAACCGCTTACCCTCTCAAAGAAAGGAGAAAGGGTCCCTAAAAGCTCATGCGCTCCAGAGACCACGAATATAAATAGAGGAAGGACGCCTGACGCGAAGATGGTTTGTGCATACCAACGAAGGAGGCGAGCTCCTCTAGTGTAAGGAG